ACCATTACGTTTTACTTCTAGACCAATGAATTCATCATACAACTGTCTAGTAACAAACTTATCTTTATGATTATCCATACGCTCTCTTAAGATTTCCATTAAGAGTTCACGTACGTTCTTAGTAGAGTCTAGACCATAAACTTTAACTAATGCTTTAGTTTTCTTTATAGCACCAGGACCTTCGAATTTCTCTTCGATGATCTTTTCTTTGTGCTCAAAGTATAAGTTTTTAGTAAGTCCAGCTTTACGTAATAGTGCTATAACCGATGCCCCGAACCCGTCAGTATTTAAATATAGTCGCTACCTATACTCGTGCGTTTTTCGCATCCACTCCCATTACAGGACGTGACTAGATCATTTGTCATCCTCCAACATTACTTGCTGAGGCCAGAATTTTTCCTCCGCCAATCGCTTGCGGTTCTACTCTCCCGTCAGGAGATGATCGTTGAACGTCTCTTCTAATGTATATTAGAAGCTTTCGCTGCTAAACGTGGGAGATAACTTTTCTCCACATGTGTCAAAGCAATTAACCCTGTTGATACATAAGCATTTCTACCTATGCAGTGCGTTCGTACACCATTTCGTTCGACATTGATTACAGCATTACCCATATACTTTTGAACTAGCTCAACTATAATCTTGGCTAATTCAATCTGGCTAATATAGTTACATTTAAACGTACCAATAACTTTAGTAGTCTTACTATCAATAATAGTGATTGCAGAACTATCTCGTCTATAACCACCTGAAACGTCGACACCAATTATTGGAGGATCTATTGGTAATCCATTCCGACCGTAGTCAATCTTACCATATAGATTAACTTGGAATTTACCGCCTAATACTTCAATGACAGAATCTGGATCTTTGGTTAATCGAGATACAGTTTCTAATTCATCTAAAGTAAATGGAGAGTTTTCAGAACCTTGAGACCATTCGAGAAGTACTTCACGACGGATATCTTCCCAACGGTTATTCATTGTCTTACAAATCTCTTTAAACCATTCTTCAGTCTTACCAAGTTGAGCATAGCTAAACTTAATATATACGAAAGTAGACTTAGTATTAGAGTTCATTATTTCCATAATCTGTTGATATGACTTATCATACCAAGTTTCAGAGAATGGTACAGCATCTTCTTTCATTTGATATGCGAAGATACCCTCAGTAGTTGTTAAGAAGCCTGGGGTTGTAGTGAATAAGATACCATATGGTGCACCATTCGCTCTAGCATTATCAGCAGCTCTCTTAAATGCAGGAACTGTGTTAAGATAGATTGTTTCATTGTATGGTGCAAATCCCCATTCGTCACCCCATAGTAATGGAATAGATTTACCACGAAGAGTATTCTGTGCAGCTGTCTTATTACGAGCAGATGCTACAGTGATAATCTTGTTTCTATTAACAGCATGCTCAAGACGCAATACTGTATCAGATACTTTAGCATTCTTACCATCTCTAGAGAATGTTTGATCCATACGCAAATATGGAGGTAAACACTCACGTAAGTTCTTAAGAGTTTGTAAGTTATCTTTAGAACCATCTAATGCCTTATGTATAAATGCAATAGTAGAGTTAGATGTGCCAAAGTTAAATAAGTGGAGATATCTAACGTCTGCAGATAATGTTTTACCATGCTGACGAGGTAACTCCAAGAAGATATTCATATTATAGATGGAGCAGAAGAATAGAGCCATATTGCCACGATGTAGCTCTAATGGAATACCTTTACCACTACCACCTTGATCTGGTACTTTACATACTTCCCTAGCGAAGTACCAGAAATTAACCATACATTCAGCTAACACTTTCCCCTTATAATAGGAGTTCAAGTTAGGATCATGTGGGTCTATACTTGCAAGATCAGGATCTAACAAAGCAAGCATGAATTTATTATTCTTTATACCAATAGCCTTTAAATACTGATGCATCTTTAAGAAGCTAGTATTCTTAGTTGACATTTGATAATAGATTCTCATAAAATAAACCTCTATTATATATTATAAACGTGATATAGCGATATAGTTTTTACACACAGGAGGTACAATATGCTATTCACAATAACTGAAATGAAAAGATTAGAGACACAGTTTAGACCTAACTTGGTTGTCTACTATCTAACACTATTACTAGTGTCGGTTATTATTCTAGGATCTGTATTTGATCCACAATTTATGGTAAGATGGGCATACAATGTAGTCTTATGGAATACCGGTAATATCAATACTGCTACGTTTGTATTACTATTCGGTAGCTTCTTAAAACTAATGTCCATATTCTTACTAGGAAACTATGCTCACTATTTACATAGCTACATCCATGTACGTATCTATGGTAAAAAAAGAAAAGCATAGGTAGTTATCTCCCATAGGATCCGATGACCCTATGGGAGAATTGTTTTTTTTATTTTTTTTCTTTAGTTGCTTTTTTCGCTTCTTCAACTTTTTGATCAGCGTCTTCTACAACTTCTTCTTCTTTAACTGGAGCCACTACAGGTTTTTCTTCTTTAGATGGCTTAGTTTCTTCTTCTTTAGGTTGTTCTTCTTTTACTTCTTCTTTAGCAGGTTTAGCTTCTTTCTTAGGAGCTGGTTTAGTTTCTGCTTTAGGAGCTTCAAATTTATCATAGTTAGTGAAGTCTAAAACAACTTTAGCACCTGTAGGAAGAATTTCTTCAACAACAGCGTGTTGAGAGATGCAATCAGCGATTTCTTGAGTAGTCAAGTTTTCATGATAGATTGCACGAACGATTTTGTTGCGTAAGCGGATTGGTTGACGGCAAGTTACGTCAACGAATTTAGTCTTCATAGTCATCAGTATATGCCTCCTGAATAGATTCAATTAATTCATCATCGATAAGATCATAAGCTTCTTTCAAATCTACATTGTCTTCGATTTCTTCAGCTAATTCTTTGCTATCAGTTTGATGACTATTATCGATATCAGAAAGCAATTCTAATTCAGCAGCGTCATCTTCATCGTCAGCTTCGATATCGATTTCTTCATCTTCAAGCTCAGCGATTGTATCGATGTCACTGTTATCGTCATCATCGTCTAATTCGATTTCATCCATAGCATCAACTACACTATCGATTGTGTTATCCATATCATTATCATTAGCTGTGGAGTCAGCAACTACATCTTCTACAGTAGCAGCTGCATCATCTAGCTCTTGATGGATAGTTTTATCTTCAGCCATTCTAAATCCTCCTTAAAATATTACTAATCTATAGTGGTATCAATGAAGTCTTCTTCATCACCCACTAATTCATCTAAATCTTCATCGGATAATGTAGATAAAGCTATCTCATCATCATCCATGATTTCATCATCGTCATCACCATTTTCAATGGCATCAACGATATCTCTTTTAGTGATCAAAGAGTTAAGAAAAGCATTCTCATCGACCATTACGTCGAATGAGTCTTTCTCATCTATTTGCTCTTTAAAATATTGATCGAGTTCACTGTTCATTTCAGTACCTCCATTAAGATTACTGATATGTTAACGTGATACATTTTTTAATATAGTTTTAATTTGGTCCTGTAGAATGTATATAATCACAGGAACGTAGTAAAATATCACGTTTGCAGGGATAGAATAGTTGAAGTCTTCTAAGTGTTTGATTAAGAATTCTTCATATCTATTCATCTTATCAGTATTATTATTAAAGTAGTCGATAACTATATTCTTGAAGTAGTATAAGTCATCTGTTTCATATCGTTCATTGTCTCTGATACGCATAACTGTATCATCGTCAATAGATGGTACTTGCCAATAATCACCCATACGATATTCATGGAAGATATAGTAGTAGTCTTCTAAGTTATAATACATAATAGAAGTCTTATCTTCAATCTTCATACCATAGCAAGATGGATTACAGATTGTACCAATGTCTTTTCTTTCTAATGAATGGAAGAAAGATCTAGAGTAGTCTAATGCAAATGTAGACTTAGTAGCTAACTGATGAGATACTTGTAAGAATGGTAGTTCTCCAGTATTCATTAGATCATTACGCTTAATGAACTCTACCATGTAGCTATCGTAGAAGTTATGATCATCATAAGAAAAAATAAAAGTCTGTACTTTATCACTATAGAATAGACTTCTATAGTAAGTCATCATATCAGTACAGATTTGCTCTAGCTTAGATATATATGAATAGTCATCATCTTTAATAACTAAAGATAGATTAGTACCAATATTAGTAGTATCCATTGTATAGGATTCTACTACTAAAGCATCGATATCTGTATTATCACCATCATGGGAGCTTAACTTATAAGAGATCTTATACATATTAGCCCCAGTAGGCAATGTATCTAATGATACATTAGTTACTTTGAAGAGATACTCTTCATTAGTATGATTGATTATAAAGTAATCTTGTGGATATGGCTTAAATGCATTTGGAATAATATATGCATCACCTTCGATGCTATCGGATTCTATACCAAAGTCACCAGCCTCTAATTGTACTTGGATTCTATCAATACCATATAGTACAGTATCCTTAATTCTATTGTATCTTAATGGAGAATCTCCATCAGTATAGCTATATGCAAGATTTGAAGCTTCATCTAGTGTACTATGACTAGTATTTAGATTGTAGTAAGTACAAGTTGTTGGAGCTTTATCTGTAAAAGTATAAAACGTATTATCCAGTCGTTTGACTTCTGAGTCTAGAATGGAGTTTATCGTTGCGGTATATGTTGTATCTAGGAATTTACCCATAGCTGACCTCCTTTATTAATGTGATGTTTAAGACAAAAAAATAAAGCGGTATGGACTTCTACGCCCATACCACTATAATATTTTGACACAATAGTCATCTATCTTCTCTAATGGAACACCAAAGTCTTTATCTTTTTTATTCACATGAGTGAATACTTGGCATCCTCTAAAGAAGATGATATTATTCTTTATAAAGTATTCAATCTGTCTTTTAGCTATATCACCAGCAGAGTCATTATCAAAATATAGATGGATATCCATATTCATTATACCCCTAGATAAGATATATCTTAAGACAGCTGAATACTTATTACCTGCAGCAGCAAAGTATATACCAGTTGATCCCTTAGTGATATTAGTATATATCGATAGGATATCAAATTGACCTTCTGATATATGTACTGGTATTCTTTGGGAAGTATATGGTATAACCGATGGTATGCAGAAAGCTTTGTTATAAATATCTCTATCATCTAACTTACAGATTAGATATCTATATTTACTCTCTACTTCTCTAATACAACGCATAGACAGCGATGTATTATTAACCGAGAGGAACCCTACATAGTCCCTCTGAATTCGTTGAAAATCAGATTCTGTAGCTCCCAGATAGCTCATAATCTGTCGTTTAAAAAAAGAAAAATCGAAGATAATCTTCATATTCATCATTTCTGATACTGACAGATTACTACCTAGACGACCATTGATGTATTTAACCTTATCGGGATATACATCATAGTTTACTTCAAAAGCATCATATGCCACTTGAGGTTGTCTTATATGATTTGCAGAATAATGATTGCCTCTAGCTTTACGCATAGCTTTATTATGCAATTCAATATACTGGATTAGCTCTTGATCATGTATATTCAATAGATCTAAGAAGACTCTATTTACTAATCCGCCTGCTTCACATTTAAAGCAGTTAAACATGTAAGGCTTATCTTTCGATAAGCCTATATACATGTGTTTCTTCCCAGCGGAAGATGTATGCCCACAGTAAGGGCAACGTAGCACTAACTCCTTCTTACCAGCAGCAAACTGGCTATTGGGAATTAGTGCTTTAAGTTTGCTGCCTACATCCATTAGTTCTCTTCTTTCTTTTTCTTTTCTAAAGTATTGCTAAATGCCTCTAGTACAACTTTAGTTTGTTTTACTGAGCTTGTAGCATTAATAGCTCCTTTAGCCTCAGACACTAATTTAGCTAAGTCTTTAACTTTATCTTTCTTAGAAGATTCTTTAAGTGAGTTAATGGCTACATCTTCAATTGACTCAGTTTCAGTTTTATGATCAGATTCTTTCTTTTCAATACCTCTACTAGATAAATTATCTAATGTTTTAGAGTCTAATACACATTTTGCAGCAATTCCAGTTGCTATAATAATTGCAGCTTCTTTATAACTCCAGATGGTTTTAGCTGCAGCTACTGCTAAAGATAACGGGTTCATAACTTCACCTCCATGATTACTACGTTGTTTTTATACTATTTGAAAAGTACACCCAATGTTAATTCTTTAATACGATTTCGTAATCCATCTTCATTAGTTTGAGCATAAAGCCATTG